CTGGGAGGTCATGAAAGATGCTCCGATAAATGTTGCTTTAGGTGCGATGCTTTTTTTTTATCGTTTAGGGAAAAAATTGTCAAAATATACGATGGACTATTTAATCCAACAAAAGCAAGTTCAGGGGGATTCCAAGTCGGAGATGGATTCGGAAAAAAGTGGGGATGGTATCAATCAGTTTATGCTCTTGCTGGAGGAAAGGTATCAGGAATTAATAAAGTTACAAAGATTCCATTACACCAATGCTTAATATGGTTGGAGTTTGAAAAAGAGAAAAACGACTTAGAACAAAAGATGATTAAAAACGCATATAATAAAAATAGATAATGACACAACTTTATGACATACTAGACAAATTAAAAGATAAGCTAAGAAGCAATCCTAATGTATTCTCTGTAACCTTTGGAGACATAAGTGAAGTTGACCTTAACAAGACAACTATATTCCCATTAAGCCATCTTACAATAACTAATGTAACATTTGAAAGAAGTATTATTAATTTCAATATAGCACTATTATGTTTAGATGTAGTAGATTATAATAAAAGTAACTACAAAGCAGATAATGTTAGTAATGATGATATTTTTAATGGAAACAATAATTTACAAGATATATATAATACTCAATTACAAGTTGTGAATGATATTGTCCAGTCTGTAAGAAGAGGAAGCTTGTTTGATAGTAAAATACAATTAGTTGGAGAACCAATAGCCACTCCATTTAAAGATAGATATGAGAATGAATTAGCTGGATGGGGTATAGAAATTAATATGAGTATGATTAATGATATAAGCATCTGCTAATGGCTTTTGATAACCTAGAAAATGTATTAAACAAATATGCAAAGGCATATACGCAAAAGTTTAAGGCTAAGTTAAAAAGCGACAGAACTAATGCTTCTGGTAGATTAGTAAATAGTATAAAACCTGAAATGTTAGAAAATGGTTTCGCTATACTAGGAAAAAGATATATAGAACAAATATCTGAAGGTAGAAAGAAAGGTAAAATGCCACCATGGTCTCCTAGAGACAACAGTATCTTGAATTGGGTTAAGACAAAAAATATAGTTCCAAGAAACGGAAGTTCAAGTCTTGGCAATATGAAAAGATTAGCTTTCGTAATAGCTAGGTCAATAGGAAGAAGGGGAACTATAGCAAGGTTTGGATACAGAGGAACTAATATAATAGATTTTGTACATAAAGAACTTGGTCAGCAAATGGGAGAGGAAATATTTGCAGCATATAAAATAGATTTAGAAAAAATATTAAACAAACAAATTAAGAAAACATAATGTCAACAATAATCAATTCAAGAAGTCCTTACTATTTTAAAGTATCTGATGCTAGTTTAAACTCAGCTACAATTCAAATTTATATATGGACTGGTTTATATTCAGCTAGAGTAGTTGGAGATTTAAAATATACTTTATCTAAACAAGAAGTTGGAGATGCTAACTATGTTGTATTTGAAGTAAGTGAGCTTGTAAGAGACTTTCTTGAAACAGAATATGGTAATTATTCTACTGATACAATATGGACTGATATAGATACTACAATATATGATTCAGCAGGTGCAATAGTTCAAGTAGGTGGACAAGATACAGTAACAACTCCATTTTTAGTTATTGATGGTTATGGCTACTTTGAAGAGAACTCTAATCCTAGAACAAGTACAGACCCAACAGCTTCTTCATTCACACCTCAAGTACTACAAAGTAATTTAAATGTATATTTTAATTCAGGTCAAGACATTAAGATTCCTGTATTTGCAGAAGCTCAATCTTATGTTACATTAACTTCTGCTGGTGGTGCAGATGTAAACTGGGAAGATGTAGATGAATTTTGGAATACTTATGATGGTTCTTGGGGAGCAGGTACTACACCTATACAAATAGTAGATAGTGGAAACTCTGACCAAAAGATACAATATGTAATACTTACTGATACTGAGAATTTACAAACAGGAGATACAGTTACTTTTGTTAGTCCAGCTCCTACAGCAACTCCTACTCAAACTACAGTAATAAACTTAATATCTGTTGCAGAAGCTAAATACACTCCATTAAACATTATATTTTATAATAAATATGGAGCATTACAGAATATGTGGTTCTTTAAAAAATCAACTAACTCAATAAATGTTACTTCTGAAAACTATAAATCTAATATACTAGACCTAGACAATAGCGGAGGAGTTCCTTCTTATGTTATAAATAAACATCAAGAGAAAATATTTATGGTAAACTCAAGAGAATCCATAAGTGTAAGTACTGATTTTATAAGTGAAGAATATAATGAAGTAATAAGACAACTGTTAAATAGTGAACAAGTTTGGGTTGATGATGGAACTAACGTATTACCTATAAATCTAAAAAGTAAATCATTTGAATTAAAGAAAGGTGTTAATGATAGATTTGTTAATTATACAATTTCTTTCAATTATGCGTTTGACAAGATAAATAATATCCTATAATGCAAAAAATAGTATTATATATAAAAAATAACGAAGGTGTATTTAAGAGAATGGATATGTTTAATGATGAAACAGTTGTCCTTAAATCTCAAATACAAGATATTAAAGATGTAGGAAAAATATTTACTGATTTCTCAAGAGGATTTACTCTGCCTTCATCAAGAGAAAACAATAAACTATTTAAACATTATTACAATGAATCTATAGAGAATGGTTTTGATGCAAGGAATAAAAAGGAAGCTATAATAGAATTAGATTTCCTGCCATTTAAAAGAGGAAAGATATTCTTGAACTCTGTAAAAATGAAAAATAACAAAGTTCATTCTTACAATATAACCTTCTTTGGTAATACAGTAAGCTTAAAAGATTTACTTGGCGATGATGAATTAAGTCTTTTAGGTGAGTTAGATGAATATACACACGAATATAATAATACTAATGTTAAAACAGGATTAGAGAGTGGTTTATCTTCAGGAAAGATAATATATCCTTTAATATCACATACTAAAAGGTTTTACTATGATTCTGCTGAGTCTGCTCCTAATTATAGTGGTAATTTATACTATAGCTCATTAAACAATAGTGTAGGACTTGCATTTGAAGATTTAAAACCAGCTATAAAATGTATGACCATTATTGAGGCTATAGAAACTAAATATGGCATATCTTTTACAAGAGATTTCTTTAATGAAACTTCAGGTAGTGCTTTTAGTAATCTTTTCTTGTGGTTAAGCAGAAACAAAGGTAAAATAGGGGGTGATGAAAAACAAGAACAAACAATTACTAGAATATGTAAGGATTGGGCTTATTCTTCTGGTAGTTTAGGATTTCTTGTTACTTCTGATTCTTGGATTGTTTCTACTAGACAAGATAAAAAATACGAAGCAACATTAACAATTTCTACTTCTGGTACTAACGCTAGTATTCCTTTTAGGGTAAAAGCTATTGATTATTTTACTGGAAATGTATTAGCACAAGATTCACTAGCAACATCAGGAACTAGAACATTAGACGTAGTAATATTACCAAATTCAGAAACTATTAATTATCAAATTAAATATATAATTGAATCAGAACAGACATTAACCTTTACTCCCAGCTTAGAGCTAACACAATATTCTGTTAATCCAGTAACAGGTACTCCTACAGGAATTGATGGTCAGGCAACATATAATATAAACGGAGCAGGTGATTCTATAAATACAACTGAAGAAATAATTATAACAGAAAATACTCCTAAAATAAAAACTTTAGATTTCTTAACAGGACTATTCAAGATGTTTAATTTAACTGCTTATTACATAGATGATTTTGGTGATGCTAATTATGGAAAAATATATGTAGATACCTTAGACAACTTTTATGCAGATGCAGTAAACAATCCTTCTGGAGGAAAAATAGATATAACAAAACACATTGATGTTTCTAATACAGAAATAAAACCATCTAATCAATTTACAGAATTAAACTTTAAATATGAAGACCCTAGTACTTTATTGTCTATAAATCATAAAGAAACCTTTAATGAGGTGTTTGGAGACGAAGAGTATAAGCCTGAAAATGTAGATAGAGGAACTACTTACGATATAGAAACAGGATTTGAACACATGAAGTTTGAAAGATTGATTGACGAAAATAAAACAAATACATCAAAGGTTTCTGGAACTACAACCTCCACAATAGCAAATAAGCTTGTCGATAGTGGAAAGACTTTTACAACTTCAGTAGAGGTAGGAGATGTTGTTAATAATATAACAGACAATACTACAGCTACTATTTTAGCAATAGATAATGATACGACAATTAGTTTAAATGCAAATATCATGACAACTGGAGAAGGTTATGATATTGGAAATATTAGTCCTTATAGCTCTGTAACTTCTCCTCAAGCTTATGCAACAGATATCTTATGGGGATATTCTGCTGATGGAGAATTTAATTCAGATACAGATGTAACTCCTAATACTGGTGACTATGACCCTGTGTTAACTAAACCTTTAGTGTTTTATGGAATCCAAGAAACTGGAACGCCTACAGGAAAGGGTATTAAATGGATTTCTACTACACTTCCTTCTGAAGTAACTCAATATTATAGACCTTCTAATACAAATGAAGATGCTTCTGTTTCTACAGCTCCTGCCTTTACAATAAACTTTAGTGATGAAGTTGATGAATGGAATTTAACTAATTACAGTTCTTCTGGTTTTAGCAACTCACTATTTAAGAAGTTCTATAAGACATATATAACAGACATATTTAATCAATATAAAAGAACTTATAAGTTAAAAGCTAAGTTTCCTGCTGATTTTTTAATTAACTATAAATTAAATGACATACTTATTATTCAAGACAAAGAATTTACAATAAATTCAATAAGTACTAATTTAAAAGATGGTAAGAGTGATTTAGAATTATTAATAAAATTATGATAAAGAATATAATAGATTTATTGTCTGCTTCTGATTGGTATTTATATGATGAAGATATAGATATTGCAAAAGGTAAATATAAATCTCCATTAACTTGGAAAGAAATAAAAGAAAGTACAAAACGAAACACATACAACAATGGCTGAAAACAATATTAAAATATATACTATAAAGGTTGATACTAAAACTGGTAAAATTGCTGTAGACAATTTAACAAGAGGATTTGTTAAATCAGAAACAGCACTAAAAAATCTTAATACAACTCTTCAAACTACAACTAAAAAAGGAGTAAGTCCTTTAGCCGATTCTACAGGTTTAGCAGGTGCTGCGGTAAACGAACTTGGTAGAACTGTTTCTGATGCTGGATATGGTATTCAGGGTATGGCAAACAACATTTCTCAGCTAGGTAGTTTATTTGCAATTTTGATAGCTAGAACAGGAGGATTTACAAAAGCATTAAAAGTAATGGGGAAACAATTTGTTGGTCCTCTTGGAATATTATTTGTCTTTCAAGCAGCAGTTGCGGCAATAGAATACTTTAGTAGAGAAACTAAAAACGCAGAAGATGCTGTAAATGATTTAGATAATGCTTTTGGTAAACAAGCTTCTCAATTAAAAACTTACATTTCTATATTACAAGAAAGCAATGTTCCTTTAGATGAAAGAAAAGAATTGGTAACAGAACTAAATAAAGAACATAAAGACTTAAACATACAATTAGACGAAGAAGGTAGATTAACTGAAGAGTCTACAAAATTAACAGACCAATATATTAAAACACTAGAAACAAAAGCTAAAGCACAAGCTATTATTACTAGACTTCAAGAAAACTATAATGAAGAACTAGAAAGAGAAACAGAAGAGATTGGGGAAAACTTAACCTTTTTTGACAAGTTAGCAACTGCATTTACTATGAGAAAAGGTTATAATGCAGTTATAATAAACGCAGAAAAGTCAATTAGAAAAAAGACAGAAGCTGATAGGGAAGCTAACGAAGAAAATGAAAAGCTAATTGCTATGCTTAATGAACTTGGTGTTATTCCAGAGATAAATGAAAAGAAAGAAAAGAAAGCGGCTAAATCAAGAAAAGAATTTGTTGCTAAAAGATTGTCTTTTGCTGATGACATATTAAAGTCAGAAGAAAATGTAACAAAGCAAACTATACATGGTAAAGAACAACAATTAAGGGCAGAATCTCAATATCAAATGGATTTAGCACAATTCAAATTTGATGAATACAAAAGAAAAGAAGAAGATAGGGTTGCAGCTATAAAAGACCCAGAAGATAGGGCTAAAGCAGAAAAGAAAGCAGATGAAGCTATTAAAGAATCACAAAACTCATTATCTCTGTTTAAGCTACAGAAGATGAAAGAAACAAATGACCTTATTGATATAGAAAGAATAAATGATTTGCAAAAAGCAAGACTACGTCAATCTGATTTTATGGCAAAAGAACAAGAGGATATTGCAAGTTTTGATATGCAAATGTCAGAGACTAAGCTTGGGAAGGTTATGCAAGAAATAGAATTAGAAAATTTAAGGCATAATAATAAAATACATAATATAAACAAAGAAATAGAGGCTAGAGAGTTAGAAGGAAAGTCAACTGTTGATTTAGAGGAAAAGAAATCTAATGAGATAGCAAAGTTTGGTAGGATTAATACTAAATTAAAAAAGAAAGAAGAAGATGCTAAACTTGAAATAGTGAACTTTGCCGCAAATGCTGCAATTCAAATAGCTGGGGAAGGTTCTGCTGTAGGTAAAGCAATAGGGGTAGCTATGGCAATAATAAACACAAAGAAAGCTATTACAGCAGCTTTAGGTGATAGTGAGGTTCCTGGGTTTTTTAGGATACTTCATGCAGCAGCAATAGGAGCTTATGGATTTAAACAAGTTAAAGATATTATGGCTGTTAAGTTGCCAGTAGCTGCGGCAAGTAAAGATGGTGCTGGAGGAGGTTCTATGTCTGTATCTGCACCGAGCTTCAACGTAGTAGGTGCTGGAGGAACAAGTCAAATTGCAGAAGCGGTTACTGGAGCTCAGGATAGACCTATGAGAGCTTATGTGGTTAGTACAGAAGTAAGTTCTGCTCAAGAGTTAGACAGAAAAACTGTCTCAGAATCTTCTTTAGGATAAATAAAACAAAACATAAATATAAAAGTTATCATATTATGAAAACCATTGAACTATACATAGACGAAGAAAACGAATTTAGTGGAATAGAAGCTATAAGCGTTGTCGAAAACCCAGCAATAGAAGAAGATTTTATTGCACTTAAAAAACAACAAGTTAAACTTGCTGAAGTAGATAGGGAAAAAAGAATCCTTATGGGTGCTGCTTTAATACCTAATAAAAAAATATTAAGAATCAACGGAGAAGAAGAGTATAACATATTCTTTAGTGAAGATACTGTAAGAAAAGCATCTGAGCTGTTCTTGTCAAGAGGTAAACAAAATAATTCAACATTAGAACATGACGTTAAACTCAATGGGTTATCTGTTGTAGAATCTTGGATTATTGAAGATAAAAAGAAAGACAAATCAAGAAAGTATGGATTTAGTTTACCTGTAGGAACTTGGATGGTTTCTGTAAAAGTAAACAATGATGAAATTTGGAATGACTTTGTAAAAGAAGGAAAAGTAAAAGGATTTTCTATAGAAGGATTCTTTGCTGACAAACTGGATGAAAGACCAAAAGAAAGTGTAGAAGAAGACTTTGATGAAATGGAAGCATTATCTAAATTATATGAGATAGAAGAAGCTTTCTTAGAGTCTCAAGAGATAGAATTAGAATCTTATAATGACTATCCTCAAGCGGCTGTAAACAATGCAAAGAGAGCTTTAAAATGGAAGAAAGAAAATGGTAGTTCTTGTGGAACTCCTGTAGGTTGGAGAAGGGCTTCTATGTTAGCATCAAAATCTAATTTAACAAGGTCAACCATTGCAAGGATGGCTTCATTTAAAAGACATCAACAAAACAAAGATGTGCCATATTCAGAAGGATGTGGTGGCATTATGTGGGATGCTTGGGGAGGTAGTGCTGGTGTTAATTGGGCAATATCTAAACTAAAGCAAATAGATAAAAAAGAGATGTCTGAAATAGATGACTTTGAATTACAATTACAAGATTCTTTAGAGTGTAATGCTTTAACTCTTGCTGAAGATAAATTTAAGGATTATCCTGATGCTGCTCATAAAAACTCATTAAGAGCATTGAAATATAAAATAGATAATAAGTCACAATGTGGTACTAAGGCTGGATGGCAAGTTTCTCAAATGTTAGCTAAGAAAGAACCTATATCAAGATGTATAATATCTCAAATGGCTTCTTATGTTAGATTTAGAAGAGATAAAGACGTTCCTTATTCTGAAGGTTGTGGTAAATTACTATGGGATGCTTGGGGTGGAGATGCGGGTATAAACTGGGCTTCAAAGAAGCTAAAAGAAATAGACAGAGAAATAAAACCTGTAGATTCTTTAAAGATGGCTTCAATGGAAATAAATGAAGACTATGCAATAATAAATGATAGATTGGCTTATTCTACAAAAGAAAAAGCTATGGAAATGTCAGATGACTTAGGATGTCAAGGTATACACGAACATGATTATGAAGGAAAGAAATGGTATATGCCTTGTGAAAAACATTCAGTAGAAGCAGGGAAGAATAGTAAAAGTCCTTGTTGGGATGGCTATGAACAAAAAGGTTATCAAATAATAGATGGTAAAAAAAGACCTAATTGTGTGAAGAAAAAATAATATGAGAAGAAAATACAAAAAAACACCAAGCAGAACAAGTCCTAGTTCTTCAAGAAGAGGTTGTTTATGTAAAGATGGTACCTATTCGGTAAAATGTTGTGATGGTTCTTTACAGGCTCAAGGTATAGGTAACATAAGTAGTCATACTGTCGTTGGAGATGAATATTATTATAGAGTGCAAAGGTGTGGTCATTCTATGAAAAAAGAAATTCATTTACACGGAACCCAACTTGTAGTAGGCAATGTTTATTATTTACAATTTGAAAATACAGGTCATAGTAATTGTTATACTGTTCTTAATGTTTCTGCAAGTGGAGAACATCATGTAGAATCATCTACTTTGTATGATGACTGCGATGCTTGTATAGCAGCTAACTAAAAATACAACAAAAATAAAAGCTTGAGGTTATCAAGTTATACTATTAATTTAAATCAATAATATATGAAAGCTACCGATATCGTAGACAAATTTAAGAAAATCTTACTATCTGAGACTGAAGAAAAAGTCGAAGAGATAGAAGTACAAGAAGAGGTTAAATTAGCAGAAGACGAAGTTATCGAAGAAGTGAAAGACGAAGTTTCTGAAGAAGATGTAAAAGAAGAGGAAGAAGTTAAAGAAGAGGAAATGTACGCTACTAAAGAAGAACTTTCTAAAGCGATTGCTGAAATGAAAGCTATGTATGACCAATTAATGGAATCAATGAGTAAAGAAAAATCTCCTGAAGTTCCAGAAGAGTTAAAAGAGGAAGTTGAGTTGTCCTCTCAAGAATCAGAAGCTGAGCCTATTGCTCATTCTCCTGAATCTAACGTAGAAAAAAACAATGTTCATTTGTATGGTAATAAAGGACCACAAACAATAATGGATAGAGTACTAAACAAAATTTCATAATAAACCAAAACTAAAATAATAAAAAATGGCTACTACAACTTCAATTACAAGTACTTATGCTGGAGAATTTGCTGGAAAGTATATTTCTGCTGCGTTATTATCTGGTTCTACTATCGAAAATGGTGGAATTTCAGTAAAACCTAATGTAAAATTCAAAGAGATAATCAAAAAGGTTGCAACAAGCGGTCTTATTGCTAATGCTTCTTGTGATTTTGCTGACACAGGTTCAGTTACATTAACAGAAAGAATCCTTCAACCAGAAGAGTTCCAAGTTAATGTTGAACTATGTAAAAAAGACTTCCGTTCAGACTGGGAAGCTGTACAAATGGGATATTCTACATTTGACAAATTACCTCCAAAATTTAGTGATTTCTTAATTTCTCACGTTGCTGCTAAAGTTGCTGAGAAAACTGAGCAAAACATTTGGAGTGGTGTTAATGCTAATGCTGGTGAATTTGATGGATTCTCTACTTTATTAGCTGCTGATTCTGATGTTGTAGATGTAACTGGTTCTGCAATTACTTCTGCTAACGTAATCTCTGAATTAGGTTCTATAGTAGATGCAATTCCTTCTTCTTTATACGGACAAGAAGATATGTATGTATATGTATCACAAAACATTGCTAGAGCTTACGTAAGAGCTTTAGGTGGATTTGGAGCTTCTGGATTAGGTGCTGCTGGTACAAACTCTCAAGGAACTCAATGGTGGAACAATGGTTCATTAAGCTTCGATGGTGTAAAACTATTTGTTGCAAATGGTCTTGCTGACGATACTGCTGTTGCTGCTGAAAAATCTAACCTATACTTTGGAACAGGTCTTTTATCTGACCACAACGAAGTAAAAGTTATCGATATGGGTGACTTAGATGGTTCTCAAAATGTAAGAGTAATCATGAGATTTACAAGTGGAGTACAATACGGAATCGGAGGAGATATCGTATACAGAGTAAATGCTTAATAATAATTAAATAAAGGGTGGGCTTAACCACTCACCCTTTTAATACTAACTTTAAAAAACTAATAATATGTCTTGTAATTTAACGCTATATAGAACAGAACCCTGCAAGGATAGTGTTGGTGGATTAGATAAAGTTTACTTTGTTAATTATAGTTCTTCTTTGTATTCAACAATTACTTTTGATACAACGAACACAGATGCCATAGAGTCCATTACTGGAACTCCATCTGCATACGAATATGACATTAAAGGAACTTCTTCTTTTACACAAAATATCCAAGCGAGTAGAGAAAATGGAACTACTGCTTTCGAGCAAGTTTTAGAATTGACTCTACACAAACTAACTATAGCAGACCACAAAGAGTTAAAACTCTTGTCTTTCAATAGACCTCACGTTATCATAAAAGATAACAATGGAAACTACTTCCTAGCTGGAATAGAGCATGGAATGGATGTTTCAGGAGGAACTATTGTTACAGGTGGAGCTATGGGAGATTTAAGTGGATACACTTTAACTTTAACAGGAATGGAAAAAGCTCCAGCTAATTTTATGGAGTCTGACCCTGCATCTGTTGGATTTACTGTAGTAGATTCTTAAACATAGTAAGTTCTTAAACATAGAAGATATAAAGCCCCTTAATTGGGGCTTTTTCTATATAAAACAAAATCGACACTTTTCAGTTATCTTATTATGATAAGATTACTTCCAAGCACGGCTTCACAAACAATTGAAATAATTCCTAGAAGTTATTCACCCCTATCAAGCCTTGGTTCATATATTGTAAACCTTACTATAACAGAAGATGGAACAAACAAAAGTGAAAGATTAACTAGCCTTCCTGCTTCAGTTACAAATAACGAAAATTTTGTATCTGTAACATTAGTTTCTGCTGCATTGGCTACGTTTTTAAAAGAAGGAAGTTCTTATTATTTAGAGTTTGACAAAACAGGTGCTTTATGGTATAGAGATAAAGCTTATGCAACTGCTCAAACAGACAATGAAGAAATACATACATTAAATACAAACGAATACGACCAATATGGTGAAGGGTCTGAAGACGAATATATAGTAATATAATATGGAAAATAAAAATATTAGAGTAGTTAATCTTTCTGGATATGAAATACCAGAGATAAAAGAAGTTTACGGAAAAGACTGGATTCAATATGGAGATTGCAATGATTATTTTGATGAACTTATAGATAAATACTTAGGAAGTCCAACTAATGCTAGATGTATAAATGGTATAGTTGATATGATATACGGAAGAGGTTTAGAAGCTACAGATAGCGAAATTAAGCCTGAGATGTATACTAAAATGAAAATGTTATTAAAGTCTAAGGATTTAAGAAGGGTTGTTAATGATTACAAAATGCTTGGTCAGTCTGCTGTTCAAGTAATATATAATAAACAAAAAACTTCTATAATTAAGGTTTTACATTTTCCTATGGAAACTTTAAGGGCTGAGAAAGCTAAAAAGGGTCAAATAGAAGCTTATTACTATCACCCTAAATGGTCAGAAATGGCTCCTAGTGATAAACCTAAAAGAATACCTTCTTTTGGTAATGGTTCAAAGAGAGAAGTTATAGAAATATATGTATTTAAGCCTTATAGGTCAGGATTCTATTACTATTCTCCAGTAGACTACCAATCTTGCTTACAATATGCTGAATTAGAAGAGGAAGTAAGTAATTATCATATAAATAACATTAAAAATGGTTTACAGCCATCTTTATTAGTTAATTTTAATAATGGTGTACCAAATGAAGAAACTCAAGAGTTAATTGAGCATAAAATATACGATAAGTTTAGTGGTTCTTCAAATGCAGGTAAATTTATACTTACTTTTAATGAATCAGCAGAAACTCAAGCAGATTTACAGCCTATTCATCTTCCAGATGCTCATGCTCAATATCAGTTCTTAGCTGATGAGAGTAGAGAAAAAATAATGCTTGGTCATGGTATTGTTTCTCCTATATTATTAGGTATAAAGGATAATACTGGGTTTGGTAACAATGCAGAAGAGCTTAGAACAGCTTCTATTCTTATGGATAACATTGTTATTAGACCTTTTCAGCAAGGAATCATTGAAGGATTAAATGAAATACTTTCTTTCAATAAAATATACCTTAATCTATACTTTGTAACGCTACAACCAATAGAGTTTACAGAATTAGACAATATTTCTACTAAAGTTAAGAGAGAAGAGGAAACTGGAGAGAAATTAAGCTCACAAGAAGAGTTAGACTTATCAGATGATGGTGCAGAAGACCTGTATACGCAATTAGAGAGCCTAGGAGAGGTTATCTCTAGTGAATGGGAGCTTATACATAGCGAAGCTGTAAACGATAAGAATGAGGACTTTGATTTAACTAAATTAAGCGTTTCTGAAGATGATGCTAGTCCTAATAAGCGTTCTGGACAAGATAATTCAGGATATAAAGTAAGATATGCTTATTCTCCTGTAAGAAACTCTGATAAAAGTAGGGTATTTTGTAAGAAGATGGAGGTATTAACATCTAAAGATTTAGTATTTAGAAAAGAAGATATTACTTTAATGTCTTTTAAAGGTTTAAATAGTGAATTAGGGCATAACAAAAGTAAATACAACCTTTTTAAGTTCAAAGGAGGTAAAAATTGTCACCACTTCTGGGAAAGAAGAGTATATAAAAAGAAAGTAACACCAGATACCGAAGTTGAAGCTTCAGATGCTGTACAAGACGGATTTAAGGAACCAAACAATCCTCAAGAAGTCGAAATTAGACCAGTAGATATGCCAAACAGAGGTGCTTACCCAAAAACTAAATAATTATGGCACAGAAAGCACTTTTCATAACGATAAATGACTTAAAAAGAAAATCTATAATAGATGGTAATGTAGATGCTGATAAATTAATACAATTTATAGAAGTAGCACAAGATACACATATTCAAAACTATCTAGGAGGGTTACTTTATAAGAAGCTACAAACATTAATAATTAATGACACTATTAGTGATGCTGCAAATTCAGATTATAAATCATTATTAGATGACTATATAAAACCTATGTTGGTTTGGTTTACACAAAGTTCTTACTTACCATTTGCTATGTATCAAATTAGTAATGGAGGTGTATTTAAACATAGAAGTGAAAACTCAGAGACAATATCTCTTGAAGAGATGAGAATGATGTTATCTAAAGTTACTGAAACAGCAGAATTTTATACTAGAAGATTTGTTGATTACATGAATTATAATAGCACTTTATTTCCAGAATATGTTTCTTCAACAAATGGAGAAATGTATCCAGATAAAGATGTTAACTTTAATTCTTGGGTACTTTAATGGAGTACAAAAAAATAAAAACATATAAACCTAAAGAAAGTAATGTAATTAAGCTAGATTCTTTCTTACAAAAATTAAACAAAGATGGCAAACACAATAAATTGGGGAAAAATATAC